GGAATCAACGCCATCATTGCTGGCACACAAATGGCAGATGAATCTGCTGCTGAGCGTCAGTCTTGTGTTGACCGCAACGTCGAACACCTTGAACTGATGGTGGCAAAAGACGACTGGGGCAGCGAGGATATGACAGCGGTCAATGCTGCCATCACTGCTGGTCAGGGATACACAGCAAGCTGATGTTCGGTGAACTGGCATTATCTGAAAGTGCGATAGCCGCACAGGGCATAGTTCTCCCCGGTTCTGCTGATTTCTCTGGCGTTTTCTCCAAGGCCAGTGCTGCTTCTGGACAGCTTTCAGGTGAGGTTTCGTTCTCTTCACCGTTCATACAGACAACAAGTGGCAGTGAGGTTTTTGAATCAACTCCAAACCTAGCCTTCTCATTCTCGCAAACCACTGCTGGTAACAGACTGCGTGAGGGTACGTCCGAAATAATAAGCCTGTTTACACAGTCTACGGCGGGAAATTGTATCAGGACTGTTTCATCTTCGATTCTGTCGAAGTTTGACCAACAGGCTGATGCTATTGTTATAAGAAGCATTGAAGCTGACATGGCTTCGGTGTTTACACACACGACTGTTGCTAACTTGACAGCTTCCGGTGTGCAAAACATATCCTCACTGTTCGATGTCACACCATCACCAAATATCACCTTTTCAGCATCAAGCGACATTTCTTCAGAGTTCACCTCGACGCCTGTCGGAACTTTAATTGCATCATTGTCTGCTGATATTGACTTGTTGTTCATACAGACCACGGCGGGTGAACTGCTGTGGGTTGACCTTGATGACCTAGCCACAAACGAAACATGGACAGACCTTAACGTCTCGGCAAGTTCCGAAACATGGACTGACCTTACTAGATAAGGCACTGCCAACTAACCTTATGTTATATTACGATTAGCCTTAGTAAGCCTCACCGATGTGGGGCTTTTTTTATGAGGGGATTATGCCTAGCACTTACACAAATATAGGTCTTGAAAAACAGGCTACGGGCGAGAACGCGAACTCTTGGGGCGATATCACCAACACCAATTTCGACATTGTCGATGAGGCAATAACAGGTGTTTACACAATTTCCTCAAGCGCAACCAGCCAGTCAATCAGCGCGCCCTCAGATGGCACCTCCAATCAGTCCACGCGACGGGCCACCTTTGTCTACAGCGGGTCACCATCCGGCGCGGTTACTGTCACGCTGCCCTCTTCGGTTTCAAGGGTTATCAACGTAGTAAACAACTACTCGCAGAACATCACTTTTCAGGTTGGTAACAACTCAACTACAGCGACAGTCTTCGCCAACTCATCAGGCATTATACACAGTGACGGTTCAAACACTGTTTATGCCTTGTCAGAGGGGTCAGCTAGCCAGCTCCGACACAATGGCGTCACCAAAGGTGAGGCTGTCAGTGGCGGTGTAAACATCACTGGAGTTCTTAACGTAAGCAGTAACGCTGCTGTTAGCGGAACCTTGTCAGCAGCGGCGACGACACTCTCAGGTGCCTTGGACACAGGCAACAACGCTATAACGTCAACCAGCGTTGTAAATGTCGGCAGTCTCAGCTTTGCCTCAAATGGCTGGACAGTTGACCAAGTCGGAACGGATTTGGTTTTTGTCTATAACGGCACCAATAAAATGAAAATTGACTCGTCGGGGAACTTGACGGTCACAGGCAACGTCACGGCCTACGGTTCTGTCTGATGACATTACAAGCATCTGGCGCAATCAGCTTATCGGACATCAGGGCTGAATACCAAGGCGGCAGCAGTGCCATCTCAATGGGTAATATGTATAGAGGCGGCGCAAACGTCCGCGCAAATGCTGGCGACAACCCGTCAACAAACCTTTCTGCCAGCGTACCAACCAGTGGTGCTATCTCCTTCAGCAATTTTTATTCGCAAGAAAAGGGGTTCCAATACACAGAGGGAACTAACCGCACGAATAAAAACGCCCAAGATTACTTCGGCACAGATTACTCTGCTGACTACCCTAAAAAGCTAACCATCTCATCCACGATTACTAACACCTCGTTCAACGGTGCCGCGTTAACCTTTCCCAGCGGGTTGTCTGGAAGTCTGGCGCTAACACTTACCGGGACTATTACCAGCACAACAGGCTTCTGTTTGAAGAATGACTCCTCCACTAGCGTCAGCGTTACAGGTGGCGGGACCATCACGCGAAACTCGGCAGACGCCTTTGTTTCAGCCCTTCAAGGTGATGGGTCCGTGCAGATAAATTACATCGGCGGCTTTGGCGGCGCTTCTGGGCCAGACATATATCACTCCGATTATGGCGGGGGGTTCAACTCAAAGCTAACTCGTTCTGGAAACACCTTCGACTTGCAATGGACCTATAATGAAAATGACTATCACAATCTTGGTTCGGGAAGTCGGGACATAACAAACATGTTCCCTTTGGATAGCGACGGTAACTACGACTACACAAACACAGGTGACCTCACAAACTCAGCCAACGTCACTGCCTTTAATCGTGACACGCGAAACATCGCTGTAGGCAGAGAGGTTCGCAGTGGTGTCATGTACTACTGGTTCGCATCCAACAACAAAAGCACCACTATGGATTTAGCCAATGACCGGTACATCATGTATGGCTCATTTTTGACAAACCTAACGACAGGCAACTCCCAGAGAAGTAGTATCCTTCAGTCCGTTTCGGCACAAACATCAACGGGGACGTTCAGTATATCTGGACCGACGATAAACTGATGCCGTTAGCCACGTTAAAATTCGCACCGGGAATTGTGAAGGATGACACTAGTTATTCTTCAGAAGGCCGCTGGGTTGATTCTGACAAGATACGTTTCTGGAACGGTAAGCCAGAAAAGCTGAAGGGCTGGCAGAAGCTAACCCAGACGCAGTTTGGCGGTAGCTGTCGTGGCCTTATTCAGTGGCGAGATAACAATGAGAACGCGCTACTAGCGGTTGGGACACACACGCACCTTTATATCTATAAGGGCGGCGTTCTGTATGATGTCACGCCAGCCGAAGACACTGGCAACCTGTCAAACGCTTTTGCCGTCACAAGCGGGTCATCAACCGTTACGGTCACGGACAGCGCACATGGTATGCTGGACGGCAATCGTATAATCTTAGGGGCGGCTAACTTCAATGGTGTAAGTTGGTCTGCCAACACAGAGTTTACCGTCACGGTTGTAAACACAAACACATACACATTTACCGCAGCACAAAACGCATCCTCAACCGCCTCAAGCGTAGGCGGCACGGTGGCGTATACATATCTCCTGAACCCCGGACAGACAAACTCTGTCTTCGACTACGGCTGGGGTGTTGGAACGTGGAACACTGCGCGTGACAACTCTCAAGGCTGGAACGTGCCTTTCAGTGCCGCTGGCATTGAGGTTGACGCTAGGACGTGGTCGTTTGACACATTTGGTGAGGATTTGGTGGCCAGTGTAAACGGCAAGCCACTCATCCAGTGGGACGCATCAAACGGGGTGGCAAACAGGGCGTTCCTAATCAACGACGCCTTGACCGGCGACAGCGAGACACCAAACGTGACGCGAGGCGTAATTGCGTCTACGCCTGACAGACACCTTGTCGCCTTGGGCGCAGATGACCCGATGACCATCAAGTTCGCCAGTCAGGAGACCACGGGAACGTGGACGGCTGCTGCAACAAACACCGCCGGTTCTCAGAGATTGACGGGTGGCTCACGCATCGTCGGCGCTAGGCGAACACGCGGCCAGATACTCATCTGGACTGACACAAACCTTCATTCGATGACGTTCAGAGGCCCGCCCTACACCTTTGGATTCAGAGAGTTAGCTACAGGTTGCGGACTGTCTGGCCCTCTGTCTGCCATAGAAGTTGGCGGTATTGTTTATTGGATGGGCATAAACCAGTTCTTTGCGTTTGACGGTTCGGTCAGACCACTGATTGGGCCTGTAAATAACTTTGTCTTTGAAGACATCAACAGTGTTCAGATTGAAAAGGTCGTGGCTGGCCTCGACAAGGAACACTCGGAGGTCTTCTGGTTTTATCCATCGTCAGGCTCACAGGAGAACAATCGCTATTGTAAGTATAATTATCGCGAGAACATATGGGATGTCGGAACGATGGACAGGACGGCTTGGTCCGACGCATCGACCTTCGCAAATAACATCGGTGCCGGGGCTGACAACTACTTGTACTCGCACGAAATCGGGACAGACGCAGACGGCCAGCCGCTGGTGGCATACATTGAAAGTGCTGACATGGACATTGGCGACGGCGAACAGGTGATGTTTATCGACCGCGCGCTGCCTGACCTGACTGTCTCAGGGACAGCGCACATCACCTTTAAATCAAGGAAGGATGCGCTGAGTAGCTTTACTTCGAAGGGTCCATTCAACATTGACTCGTCAACAAGCAAAATAAATCCGCGCGTTCGAGGAAGACAACTTGCCATCCGCGTTGAAAGCGACGGGGTTGGCGACAACTGGCGGCTGGGTAACACGCGCGTTGATATGCAACCCGATGGTGAACGCTGATGGCTACGCTTCCCCGGCCAACCGAAGACCTTCGATATTGGGGTGATGTCCTGATTGACGAACTTGAGAACGAGATTGAGAAAATTAATCAGGCGGCAAACACGGGTGACCCGGATGTCAGCTTTGCCGTGTCGAACTTCACGCAGGACAAGACGCTGAACGCAGGTACAGCGTCGACTGCTGATGTCGCCAACGTGCTGGCCACGGTCATAGAGGCGTTAAGGAACAAGGGATTATTAGCGTAATGTGTGTGAGACAAACGAGAATGTCCAGCGGAGGTGTAACCTACGATGCATTTGGTGATGTAATCGAGAAGCCTTCTCCAGAACAAATACAATATGAGGACGAGTACGACCCGTTCTCCTCTTACACATACGAAAACCCCGTTCGTGGAAAGAACGAAAAAACGGCAGACAAGGCTGGTCGTTACTTTTTAGATGATGACAACAATGAACAGTTCAGCAATCGACTGTATCAGGGGGACCAGTCAAATCCGCTACGAGCAGCCCGTCCCTTCTCTGGCCTGACAGCGGACCAGATAACGGAACTAAAAGGGCGCAACACGGCCCTGTCGAAAAAGATACTCGCGGCATCTGAAGCTGCGAAGCAGGGTGACACGAAGAAGGGTGCTTTTGGCTTTGTGACGAACCCTAAGACAGGTCAGGTTGTTGGTTATACACACCGCGCCAACCCACTTGGTCTAGCCGGTTTGGCGGCGAGTTTATTCGGTGATGAGGCTGGCGTATTTCAGACATATACCGGTCAAAGTGAGTTTAACCCGTTTGACCCAGTTTCTGTGGCCAAGCAAAAAGGAACTTATCAAGAAGACGATGAGATAAGCAGGGAAAAGACGCCGCTAGACCCTTGCCCTGAGGGTTTCAAGTACAATGAAGAGACAGAGTCCTGCGAAAAAATAGAAGAAGAGACTACCGAGCCGACAATTGGCAGCAGCTTTGTGCGAAACACAGAGCCGATGCCTAACCTCTCCACCTACGGACAGGATGGTTCAGGTGAGTATAATTTCTTTACAGAAATGCCCGGAATAATAAAGGCAAAGGATGGGTTGCCTAGACATCCGCAAGGTGAAGTGAGAGGGCCGGGTGGGCCTAAGGACGATTTAGTTGGTCCTATCATGCTTTCATCTCAGGAGTATGTGGAGCCATACGAGCGAGTGCTTGACGAAGGAAATGGAAACTACGAGCGCGGGATAAAAGTTTTAGAACAGAAACGCATGTCCGCACTAAGGAAGTATCGTGACCGAGTTAAGTCTGAAGAACGCAACCGAGCGTGATGACGAGTCAATATTAAATCTTCTGACTGACATGCACACAGAAGCAGGCATGGGTTCTCTGAACAAGTCAAAAGTACTCAACACTATCAGGCACTGCCGCCAGCAAGGGTGTATAATTCTTGCTGAGATTGGTGGTGTTCCAGTGGCTGTCATGGGCTTGAAGCCTGACAGCTTCTGGTGGTCGGATGACTTAGGTTTGTTCGACCAATTCACATACGTCGCGCCTAGTGCGCGCAAGACAAGGGCCATCTTCAAGATGGTTTCTGCTGCAAAAAAAATGGCGATGGATGCTGGCATTCCTCTCCTTCTTGCAAATTTTGGCGCAGTTGAAACTGAACGCAAGTCACGGCTTTACAAACGCTTTGGAACAAACCTTGGCACCACAGTCATAACGGGAGACACAAGTCAGTTCTTGTGGAAATAGAATATGGGATTTCTTTGCAAAACGGGTAGCAGTACGTCTACCCAGACAACTGACATACCTGATTACATCAAGACGCCACTGCTTGAGAACCTTGATAAGGCATCAGACCTAGTCAAGCAGCCATATCAAACATATGGCGGCGATAGGATTGAAGGCTTTACGCAAGACCAGCTTGATGCGTTTCAAAAGATAAGAGACATGCAAGGTCAGGGGTCTGGCCAACTTGACGCTGCCATGCAGGGCATCATGGGATTACAGCAGTCAGACCCAAGTCAGGTTCAAGCGCAGACTTTTGACTCCGCAGCAGCCCAACAATACATGAACCCCTACACAGAGAACGTGCTTGACCGAGCAAGGCAGCGCGCCTTTGAGGCAGACGACATTGCACGACAAAGGCGTGACGCTAGAGCCATAGGTGCTGGTGCCTTTGGCGACAACTCTCGCCGCTTTGTTCAAGAGGCAGAGGCACAGTCCAATCTTCAGGACCGCATGGCAGACATGGAAGCCAAGCAGCTTGCCAACGCATACTCTCAGGCGCAGAAAGCATACGCTACCGACGCTGGCATGGACCTCAAATCACAGCAACTTAATCAAGCTGCCGGATTGTCTGCTGACAAACTGAATACAGCACAAGCGTTGGGCGCTGGTCAGGGTATAGCTGGCCTCGTAGGTGCGCAGCAAAACCTCGGCATGGGACAGATAGGTGCGCTGTCACAGGTTGGCACTGCAAATCAGCAGATGGGTCAGGCTGGCCTCGACCTTGCGTACTCTGATTTCCAAAATCAACAGGCATATCCATATCAGCAGATTGGCTTCATGGCAGACCTACTGCAAGGCGCGCCACAGGGTACGGTAACAAGCCTTACTCAACCAACGCCCTCACCTTTCCAGTCTGTGGCTGGACTGGGGCTGGCAGGGCTTGGCCTATACGGACAGATGGGCGGCTTTAGCAAGTACGGATTTGGAAACGTAAACCCATCAAGCGGTAATCCATACGGCTATGCCGTCTAGGGGAAAGAAATGATAAACCCAGCGCAATATCAAAAGGTACTCGGTCAAATAAGTGATGAGCAATTAATGGGTATGCTTAGACGCCCAGATAAAATTCCAAGCCAGTTCATAGTTGCTGAGATAAATCGTCGTCAAGCTATGCGTCAATCAGCCAAGGCAAATCAAGCCGCTGTCGCACAACAGATGCCGATTATGCCAAATCAGAACATCAAGAGAATGCCGCCACAGGGTCAGCCGATGCCTCGCCAGCCACAGCAGCAGCAGATGCAGCCGCGCGGCATGCGCGAGGGTGGTATGCTGAACAATGCGCAACAGCTTAGTGAGATTAGCAATCAACTCTCCAGCTTAGTTGGTGGAGAGGGTCAATCGTCTGGCAACATTACAAATCTACTTTCTAACAACGGCGGCGGCGGGTTGTATAATTTATCACAGCCAGCCTATCGACCAGTGCAGCGACCAGTGGCATTTCCGGCGCAACTGTTTGGGGGTTTTGACCAAGGTTTTAACCGACTCGCTGGGGCGAGGGGCATGAATGAAGGCGGCAGGACTTTGCCTATACCGAAGCCATCTGTGGGTCAGCGCAACAACAACCCTATGAACCTTCGCCCCGTATCCGGTGATGCATTCTTTGGAACTATGGGTGTGTCTCCAAGAAACTACAGCCGCTTCTCAAGTGACCTCGCTGGACTTCGCGCTGGCTTTGTAAATATGGCCACACAGGCAGCGCAAGGAGTTGACACCCTTAATCAATATCTTGGTGAGTATGCCCCGGAGGGGGAGAACTCTCCTGACTCAGTTTTTAATTACAAGAATTTTGTAGCAGATGCACTGGGTGTTGGACTTAATGACAAGATTAATTTGGCCGACCCTGCCACACAGTTGAAGGTCGCTGATGCACAAATTAGGTTTGAGAACAATCGTGACGATGATTACTACAAGTCACTAAAGCCACTGCTACCGAAGGCGCTGGAATTATCCAAAAATAAGGACGACGACCCCTTCGTTAGCAAAAGACCTCAGGGTGGTGGCATCCTTGTAAGTTCAGCCGATGCATCTACCGGCAACAATAAAACTCCTACCGATGTAATGGT